AACTACTGCCATACCGTCTCCTTGCTAATCCTGCATTAGCACATCAAGTGTACTCATTCCTTTCGGAATTTCCTTGCCGTTCTTGTACTTTCCACTTGATGGGGCAGTGGAGCGCCCAGGAGTAATTGGACCCTTTTTAGAGGTCGTTTCTTTCTCGTCCGTTCCTTCACTATCTTCACGAACCCTACGACCCATCCCACGTAAAGCATCGTTTCGTGCCTTTTTGATAACACTAGGCAACAGTGTTTTTGCTTTACTAAGATAGGCTGACTTGATTCGATCAGTTGAGGTTTTATCGAATCCCTGATGGAATGCCTTTTCCCACAAACGATCCAGTAAACCCCTGAATCGTGTATCTCGCTGGATGAGATCATCCAACGTTTCCAGAGCTTCAGCAGTTGCGTGATTCTTCATGTATTCAGTCATCGTTCCGCGTGGATCGATGTGCTGAACAATGGTAGAAGTCAGTACGTTATCAGCTTTCGTCTGAAGGTCTTCTCTTACACCATCGAATACCTGATAGACACGCTGCTGTTCGTACTGTTGCTGCTGCTGTTCTCGCTGAATGTCCTCGGGCCTAGAATTCTTCGACAGGGGCGTAGGCGGTGTAAACTGTTGTGAACCAAATACGAACTGATTCAGAATGTTAGCTGCCGCCGTGAGTGGCGCACCCTGATCGCCTAACTTCCTACCCTCCTGAACCATCGTAATGATAGTGTCCTTGACGACATTACCCAATACGTGGTAGTAAGCCTGTGAATCGACTTTCTTCAGGGTTGGAAGGTAGTTGTCAGCGATCTTATAGAACGCGTCCGAATTCTCACTCTTAGCCGCCTCAAGAACTGTGGTGATATCACCGTTCAGGACTTCGTACTCTACGCGGTCCAGTATCTGAGACTTTTCGTGTGCAGCGCGTGCGTCCTGAATCGTAGGATAAACTTCAGTGAACTGCTGCTCCCGATAGTATGCCTTTTCAAGGTATGGGAAATCCTTGAATAACTTCGGATACTTGGCAAGGATCTCCCTGCGCCTGACCGGAGTCATTAACTCCAGATCTTCTTCTTTCGGCCCGTCTAATTCTTCTTCGATTTCTTTGAGTTCGTCGTCTTCTTTTGATTTTTCTCCGTCCTCTTCTCCTTCTTCTTCATCGCCTGTTTCTTGCTCATCTTGATCTCCTGTATCAGTTTTACCAATCTTTGGTAAGTCCAATACTTCTTCGGGTTCTTCGGCTTCATTCAAAAGCTCGAATGTCTGTTCGCCGTCACTTCCTGACACATCATCTGGTGAATAGAAAGGAAGTGAAATGAAGTTATTGAATCGTCGGTGCATTTTGATCTACTCCCATTTGCTGGCCTGCTACTTGTTCAGCAGGCGCTGTCGGATTGGCTAGTTCCCCATTAGCTTGATCACTAGCGGCTTGTTCTGGGGGCATTCCTTGCATCTGCTGCATCTGCATCTGCTGCATCTCAAGCTGCATCTGAGCATCCTTATGCATCTTGAAGTGCAACAATACATTTTCGTAACCCATCTGATTCTCTGTCTTAGCTAGCCGTCCCGCCGCACCTACAAGCCATCGACGGCAAATATCTCCTTCAATTGCGTGATCGTCTACATCGAAGTCAATCGGAATACTAGGCACACGCATGGGCGGGGGCGGAGGCTGACCCATTTGCATAGCCTGTTGTTCCATCATAGGATCAGGTGGCTGCTCAATCGGCTCACTATCCAACAGTTGCTGAATTTCCTCGTATTGCTTCTGTCTATCTTCCTCACCTGGAATGATATAATCGGTCAGTCCGATAGCCTTTTTCAGATAAGGCATGTTCTCTGGCGAAGCTAACGTAGCCATGATCTGGTCATTGTTTATGTTAAACAATTCCATGATAGCATCTTTCTGCTGATTCCACGTAATCGGCAGATTTTCATTAGCCTCAAGCTCAATAGAACCTATCTTACCCTCTAATTCCGCTTTACGCACGAATACATTGACGAAGTTACCGAATTCGTCCTTCTTAACTGACTTTTCGTCTTCTCGAACTTCATCGATGTACATCGGTATCGCTTTACCGAATGTGTCTTTCCACCACATTGTCAGCATCTTCCAAGTAGTTTGGAGACGCTGTAATGCTTGGGCGCGAGACATACTGTATTCGGATGCCGTCCTACTACCCGACATTTGCCCACCGAATAGACTCGGAAGCGCGCCCGAAACGATTTGTCCCATCTGCTGAATCTTCTCTGCAAATGGTAAAGTTTCCTGAGATAACGTCGCAGTTTTAACCTCATAGAATCCCTCTCCTAATGGTTTGCCTGATTTAGGAGTAGCAGGATAGATTCCACCAGGAATAGCCTCAGATTCCCGATACGCCTTGAAATTTAATACCTTCGGGTCAGCGAATGTCTGAGGAATGCCATGTTCGATGGTCTGAACTGTCAATGAAATCAAATCGTTCGTAATTTCTTGTACACTCGTCAGGAGTAGACCAATCGGATCGAAATGAATATAATCCGAAAGTGGATTGTATGTCAGTGTCCAATGTTCGTCCAACTTTTCATTGACTGCATGGACTACCTGATCGTTCACTACGCACGCATTCACACCGTGCGGATACAGTTTCTTCAGTTCCTCTACTTCCTCTTCCTTCAGAATGTAATACGCAGCAGGTCTGAACCAGCAATTCCTCACAGTGACATTATTGATGGGATGTTCGCCCCTGTACTGCGGTGATGTGCGACCCCACTGTTCGTATAGATCGTACGTTGATTCGCCCTGTTTGACTACCTTGTCTCGTAACTCTGGATATTTCTCCAGGACATTGGCGTAATGAGTTTCGTAGGAGTAGATGAGATAGTTGCATTCCTTCTGACTACGCGCCCACACTGGAACCTTGACGAACAGACCGCCAAATACTTCCATGAATACACGGGACTTAGCGTGACTCGTTTCGCCCACCATCCGTGTATCGATGCTAACACTCTGAGACTTAATGATTGGAACTGTAGCATCACACGTTTCGCAGTAGTCCGTCTCTGGAATCTGTTCTCCCGTAAATGGATCCACTTCAGGTGGACGCATCATTTCTTCAGAGTTACCTTCATGGATTAGTTCATTCGATAATTCAGTATTGCAGTATGGACAGGTTTCAATTGAATGAACTTCCTGAAAGTCCTCGTATTTCTTTTCTTTGTATGTTCCGTACTCTTCATCAGCCTTCGTATACACATAGGATGCTGTCATCCCCTCAGTGCAGTACACGAACAGAGCGTGAATCCAGAGCAGCGGCGCGTTGTTGTGCTTGAAGATCAGTTCAGAGATCTTATCTCCTGCCTTAGCTGTTGCTATATCGAGAGGATTATCAGCATCATCAGGATAACAAGTAATAGGGGGGACAGCGACAGATAGTGCAGCGATGATCGATTCGAGATACGCACGGTAAATATTAACTGGCTTGTCGTAGTATCCTTGATCAGAGTCTTCACCAGCACGCGCAGATTCGGGAATACGCCAATCATGTGCAACCTCGCTGTAATACGTGTGCTGGATGTTCTCCCACATCAGTTTCAATCGACGCCACTGACGGATCTGACGATCGCGCACAGCTCTATCTTCATCGTCGAAATGATCGACGATTTGCTTTAGTAACTTCTTAGTCTCTTCACTTAATTCTTTTTCCATTTCAATACTCTACTGAGGCATCGACGGACCAAGACCACCAGCACCCATTCTACCCTGAGTAGCTGATCTGCGGCCCATCATCATTCGGCCACCATTACCAGGAATCATTCGTGGCATCTGTTCCATGCCACCACCGTATTGTGGCATAGGCATCTGTGGAGTCTGACCCTCAAATTGCTGCCATGGAGTCTGCATAGCTCCCTGCATTTGGCCCGCATACTTGCCACCATCTTCACTAGAATACGCTTCAAGTAACCGATTTGAATCTCCAGGATTGGCCTGAAGATATCCCTGAATCCATGATTGTGGTATGCCTGCCTGTTGGGCCTGAGCTATTTGAGCCTGATACTGAGCAGGAGTGATGCTACGACCTTGACCAATCGTTTCACCAATACCATCAATCCATCCACCAGTTCGTCCACCCTGAACGAATTCAGCATCAGGATTCATTGTGGTATTACGACGATTGATTATTCCTGATGGATCGTTACCGAATGATGGTCCAGCAGTGCCCGGAAGTGATGCGTTGTAATATGGATCGAATCCACCTGATGGACC